CATTGCTTACTGTTATGCTGTCTATTGATGCGTTACGTGCGGACAAATTGAGGACGGATACATTAAACATGGAAACATTGCCTGCGGTTATGCTATTGATTGACGCATTTAATATAGATACATTAAACATTGACGCATTACTTACTGTTATACTATTTACTGACGCATTCTGTGCCGACAAATTGAGTATGGAAGTGTTAAACATCGATACATTGCTTGCTGTTATGCTATTGATAGACGCATTTAATATGGATACATTAAACATGGACGCATTACTTGCTGTTATACTATGGATAGACGCGTTTAATATGGATACATTAAACATGGACGCATTACTTACTGTTATACTATTTACTGACGCATTCTGTGCCGACAAATTGAGTATGTATGTGTTAAACATAGAGACATTAGTTGATGTTATACTAGTTACTGATATGTTATTCGTTGATAAATTATTGATAGATGCGGTATTAGATACATTTAATGATGAAAAATTATTGGTTCCGTTCCATACATTATTCGACGTTGATAAATTGTTTACTGCTCGTGTAACATACGCTGTTGTTGCCGCATTCGTAGAGTTATCATTTGATAAGAGGGTTGGAGCGGTTAATGAAATTGTAAAGGTATTATTTCCCGACCATGTGTTACTTGAACCAAGTAAGTTGGTTCCTGCGTTTAATGAGGTTTGTACGTATGAATAAAACTCACCTTCAAAACAAGTTTTTAATATTGAACCTGGCGGAACTCCTGATGATTGTGCGTATAATATTACGGCAAGTCGGTCGGTTACAAGCAGGGCTTGTTCTGTAATGATAGCCTGCATATGATATGCTGTAGGACTTCCAACATTTCCATATAAGGCATTCACATCATCGGATGGCGTAGATGTTGCTATAGGTATAAAGGTGTTATTACTGTATTTGTATAATACAAATCTATAATTCATAATTCCTGTTGAAGATGAAGAAATATCACTATATACTGTCATACTCCATAAACCCTGTGGCAATGAAACGATTCCAGGATAATTTACATCTGTTATAAAACTATTAATTAAATAATTAGTATCAGTTGTTATTGTAGTATATATATCCGAACTTGCTGCATTATCCACCGTAGGTAATAATAATTTACATATATTATTGCTTGGGTCATTTACAGTCGATGTTAATGAATTATTAAAAAATAAATTTAATCCACCCGAATATTGTCCTACGAGAGAATCGACGTACCCTTTTGAGGCCGCGTCATTCCCAAACTGGGGGTCGGGTATATGTGGCGGTGTATTAAACAGAACCTGTCCGCTTATGTCTAATCTGGAATATGTGTTCAAATTATTTGTATTAATAATTCCCGCTACAGATAAGTTATTTGTTATACTCATATTTTGTATTGTTGAAGATGATGCGTTGATGGTTTGCGCGGACATAGTCCCTGTGACTGACAAATTATTTGTGACATATCCATTTCGAAGAGTTGTTGTGGATGCGTTCATGGTTTGCGTAGATATAGTCCCCGTCACTGATAAATTATTTGTTACATATCCATTTTGCAAGTTTGTTGTGGACGCATTCATGGTTTGTGTGGATATAGTGCCTGTGACTGATAAATTATTTGTTATGTATCCATTTCGAAGGATTGATGTTGATGCATTGATGGTTTGCGTAGATATAGTACCTGTTACCGAGAGGTTATTTTTGACATATCCATTTTGTATAATGGCTGTATTAGTTGACATAGTATTGTCGATTGATAGATTGTTTTTTATATACCCATTTTGCATTGTTATTAATGACGCATTTATACCGGTTGATGAAAGACTTGTAGTTGTAGCCGTATTTGTAATCGTTATACCATCTTTGGTAATAGCAACTGAATTATTTGATTCTAATGCGCGTAAATATATGGATGATGCTGCCAAATCATTATAATTTATATCATCCGTAACGACTATTTTAAGATTCGTATAATTACTCATATTTGTTACTTGTGACAGCTTTGCTACACTTCCTTGCCCCCATACGGCTTTTCCATCTAAATCATTTGTAATAACAGTTCCAGGGTCGCCATTAACCCCATTTAATAATATATTTCTTACACTTAAATTTATAATTCTCGAACTAAGAGCTAAATTGGATGCGTTTGTTATGTTGGTAGTAAATACATTTCCAAAAATACTCATGTTTGAGTTAACGTTACCCATATTGATTGTTTGAGCATTTTGTCCTATTGTCAATCTACTGTTAGGATTGTCTACTATGGGTGTTAATACTTCATTGTAAGCATTTATAGTATCATAAGCATTTAATATGCCATTTACATTAATATTTTTTTCATGATTACCTAATTCTATTTTTTCTGAAAATAATCCAATATTTAATACTTCTCCCGATGCGTCTATATAATTTGTATTTAATTCGCCATTTACAATAACCTTTCCATATTCATTACCTAAATTAACTATATCGCTCAATTCACCAAGAGTTAATGTTCCAGATGTGTTTATATTTTGCACCAGTATACTTTGGGTCTCTATAGTTTGAGCGTTTATAGTTTGCGTTTCTATATTTTGCGTATTTATTGCGCTCACATTAAATTCACCTGATATATCGGTTATACTATTTTCATTTCCTATTACTATTTTGGATACATGTGGACCAATTAATAATAGACCACCTGAATTATCTATACCACCTACGATTGCCACTGAATAATTTATTTCGGGTGGTGGTATTAAAACATTGAAACCAACATGTGCATTTTCTATATTCGTTATATCTAAAGTGTTACTTTTAGAACTATTTATTTTTATTGTATTAAAGCCGGGTTTATATGACTGAAACGTCGAAGTATTATATAATCCGGCTATAATTTGTTCGGCTGTATTAAGCCCAGTTAATGTATTCATTATATTATGACTAAATATTAAAGATTTGAGTGTTCTATCACACCTCTATTTACAATTTCGAATTCTTCGGTATCTCTTTCTATTTCTATATCTCTTTCTATTTCACAACAACCCAATATTTTACACGTTTTACATTTTGATTTAGCAATAACCTTTACTATACCAAATATGAATGCCGTGGTTGTTGTTAAAAAGAATGACCAAAATACCGGGTCTTGCTTTAATTTGTACATTAATATATATTGATATTATATGCCGTGGTCTGCGCCTGTTTATAGAAAATCTTATAAAAAACGTTATGGCGCGCATTGTTATGTAGACCCTAAACGTTTGAAATATCCGATATGTACTCGCGGGAAAATTGACTGTAAAGCGCTAAATGCTGCGGGATACTACGCGCGGCTTAATAAAAGTAAACGAGTTATGAAACGGATTAAAACACTTAAAAATAAATGGTGTTAATTCGCCAATTTCATATACTTCTTTTTGTTATACATCATCATCTTGATTTCGTCTTTAATCATATTGAGCGTCTCATCATTTTCTTTGTTATTTAAATACCGCATGAACTTTTCTTTGAGTTCGGGGTATCTCTCTTCTTCTATCCATTCTTCTAACATCATTTCTTTTTCTTTATAAAGAGTATCAAGCTCGGCTTTATTCTTTATATTCCAATTACCGTCTTCATATACCATCAAATACTTATCTTTCAAATTCGAAATATAAATATTCATATTTTCGGGTTTCAATGGATTGAAATGGATGCGCTCTATTAATTTCATTACGCAAAAGTTGACCTTTTTTATACATGCTTCGTAATCTTTTTTTGTTAAATGCGAAATATCTGTATCTTTATAGGCCAATAATTGTATATTATTTTGGATATGAATGCCGCCATTAATTTGCAGTTTGTTGGTGAGCTTTTGTATCTGTATGCGTTTGTTTTCTTCCTGTAATTGCTTAATTTGCTTTTCCATCTCTCTATGCTTTTTATCTTGTTCCTGTTGTTGTAAATTCAATAATCGCGCCAACTCTTTAAAATCTTCGTCCTTACTTTTTATACAATTGTATTTGATATGCTTTGACAATGAGGATTTATGTTTGTATATCTTGTCGCAATAATTACATGTTAAAACCTTGCATACCGGATTATTTATTTCTTCGTTCTTTTTGTGGCGCTGTGTCTCCAAATGTCTATTGTAGTTGTATAGGATTGTTGTATTAAACAAACAATGGTTGCAAGTATACACACTCATTTTATATAGTATAACACAATATTTTTTATATACTTTCGTGAAATGACACGTAGAATCGATTACTCAATTTTCTCTAAAAAGTGCTCTTTTCTGCGGGTAAAAAACGCGAAACTTGGCTAACTTTTTGTTCAAAAACGCCTAACTTTTGGGCTAAAATGCTAACTTTAGGCTAACTTTTTTATTTTTATTTTTTGAGGTCAAACGAGCCAGGCGCTACATAACCAATGCGGAAGCTGAAGCAGGTGGCATTTTTCTAAAAAAATAAAAAGTATAAAAAGGGCGATTTACTCCAAAATGTGAAAAATATATACATAATGCTAACGCTCATTTACTCTAAAATTACTCTTTTCCTTTGCATTTTCCTTTTTTAGTATACTTTTTTTACTTTTAAATCTCAGGGAGAAAAAATCAATAAAAAAATAAAGTATAAAAATTAAAATTAAAAATGAAAAATAAAAGTGGAAAATTTTTTAAAGGATTAAAAAAAGATTTTAAAGAATTAATCCGTATTATTACAATGAATTCGGTCAATCGTTTGTTTTTGTACGTAGATCCGAGCAGCGATTTGTATGGCATGTATCAGTCTCAGGCAGAACAACACAACACGCAAGGCGCGACCCCTAATGCGGGATTTGATTTGTTTGTGCCAATTGAGACTAGTTTCGAGCCATATAAATCAAAAAAGGTTGACTTTGGAGTTGCATGCGCAATGTATCGTGCAAACCAGCCTATGAGTTTTTATATGTTTACGCGGTCAAGCATGTCCAAAACTAATTTCCGCCTTTCGAATAGTGTAGGAATTATTGACAGCGGATATCGCGGGACAATTGGTGCGTATTTTGATGCGTATCCATGGCAAAATGACACGTATACCATGACGAAAGGGTCGCGAGTCGTTCAGCTATGCACGCCTAATTTAGAACCATTTACTGTTACTATTGTGGATTCAATCGATAGTTTGGGGCAGACATATAGAGGTGCGGGTGGATTTGGGTCGACGGGCATTTAATTTAATAATTATAAAATAATAATCTATTATATAATGAATTTTCAATTTTCAAAACATCAACAACATAACAGATTATTTAATTTTAATCAACCGCGCATATTCAAATTCCCTGTAAAAT